TATGACTCTCTTTGACAAGGGAGCAATTGCAATCTGTCCGATCGACACAGACATCAATCCTGAGATTTCGATGGCATTTGACATCAAGACTATGCGCATTGGTGAAGTCACTCAGTGGTTCAAGGACAAAGTGATGGTCTCGGTGTACAACGGTGAGACTGGAAAGAGGGAAGAACTTCTCCTCCCTAAGAAGGTAGTTGCCATCGTTGAGAACCCGCTATACACGGTGATGAACGAAACCAACTCCACTCTCCAGAGGCTTATTCGTAAGCTTGCATTGCTGGACTCCATCGATGAGCAGGCTGGGTCAGGCAAACTGGACCTTATTATTCAGCTTCCATACGTTATCAAGTCGGAAGCTCGAAAGCAGCAGGCGGAGATGCGCCGTAAGGACATCGAAGAGCAGCTCAAGGGTTCAAAGTACGGCATCGCCTATACGGATGGTACCGAACGGATCACCCAGCTGAATCGACCGGCTGAGAACAACATGCTCTCCCAAATCGAGAAGCTTACTGCACAGTTGTATGCCCAACTCGGTCTTACCGAAGATGTATTCAACGGTACAGCAAGCGACACGACGATGTTGAACTACTTCAACCGAACCATCGAGCCGATTCTTTCAGCAATCACCCAGGCTATGCAGCGAACATTTCTCTCGAAGACAGCACGGACCCAAGGCCATGCAATCATGTTCTTCAAAGATCCGTTCAAGCTCATGGCTGCAGATAAGATCGCTGAACTTGGCGACAAGATGATTCGTAACCAGATCATGACCCCGAACGAAATTCGTGGTCTGCTTGGTATGAAGCCTGCTGAAGATCCAAAGGCCGATCAGTTGAATAACCCCAACGTGCCTGGTGATCCTAATGCACCACCTACAGCTACCGATCCTGCCGCCAGCGATCCCAATGCTGGTGACGCGGCTGCTGCCGAACAAGATGCAATCGTCAATGGCGCCTTTGATTCTCTGCTAGCGGATGTAAACAAGCTGACAGGGGGCAGTAGTGCCTGACCTCTCAGCTGCAGAGAGTTTTGTCGGGAATTTTCTCGCACATTACTCTTCTGAATTCTATGACCCAGTAAAGGCCCACGAATACTATCTGAAAAACAGAGAGTTGAAAGGTGGGCCAGCTACACCTGCGGCCAAAGAAACTCCCGCGCAGCGGAAACAAAGGACAGCTACTGCCGCTAATCAGCGACAGGCTCTGAGTTACGCCAACAATCAGATCAGCACTAAGCGTCAAGCTGACCTTAAGGGAGCGCAAGCTGCCCAAAAGGCTAGGACTGAAGCTGTGCGTAAGAATGTTGAACAGCGTACTGCTCAGATCAAGCAGAAGCTAGAACAAGCTCTCGCTAAGTTGAAGGCTGATGCAGCTGGGGCTGCTAAGCCGGTAAAGCTGAATGAGATTCCTCCCAATGCAAGTCCTAAAGTCCGAGCATTTCTGGAAGCCCAGAATGCGAAGATCAAGAACGAAGCCGCGAAGGAAGCTGCTACTGCTAACAAAAAGTTGTCTACTGCATCGGCTGCTGCTCAAAAAGCTGCTAGTGCTGAAGCCCAAAAGCTCGGTAACGAGATGAGGACTGCAATCACTAAAGCTCGAGACGACTATGCCAAATCAAGGCAGCAAATCACCACCAAGTACAAGACCGCCGCCGTGACTGAGCGTAAGAACATTCAGTCACAGGTTCGATAACTGAAAGGAAGGTGAACCTTCAAAATGAAACCCGATTTTACAGGCTGGGCCACGGTACACGGTCTTAAGTGCGCCGATGGCCGAACCATCATGGGTGGTGCTTTCGCGCACCAGGATCAGGTGAAGGTGCCGCTCGTATGGGCACACCAGCACAACGACCCCGAGAACGTACTCGGCCACGCCATTCTCGAATACCGCGATAAGGGGGTTTATGCCAAGGCCTTCTTCAACAGCAGCGCCAAAGCTGAAACTTCTCGCATCGCGGTCGAGCATGGTGACTACGACTCGCTGTCGATTTACGCAAACAAATTGCGTGAAGACAGCAACAAGAATGTCCTTCATGGCGACATCAAGGAACTCAGTCTGGTACTTGCCGGTGCAAATCCAGGTGCAAAGATCGACAATGTCTACCTTAGGCATGGCGATACGGTTGAAACCCTCGAGGGTGAAGCCATCATCACATTTGGGGAGCCACTCCTCATGCATTCCGAAGAAGCCGGCGAAGGCGATGAAGGGGACGACGAAGTGACTGAACTTAACCCTCAGGAAGTTCTCGAAACCCTAAATGACACACAGTCGGAAGTTGTTCACGGTCTGCTTGAAGCAGCCCTCAACCACTCTGAAGACGGACCGGAAGATCACCTCGTCCAGACCGTCTTCTCATCCCTCACTGAGGATCAGCAGCTTGTCATTCACGACATGCTCAGCGAAGCCCTCGAATACGCAAACTCAACCGAAGGGGACAACATGTCCGATCTCCAGCACGCAGACAACAAGACGGTGAAGGATGTCTTCGACACCTTCAACGAAGAGCAGAAGAACGTGTTCTACTTCCTGCTCTCCCAGGCAGTCGACGAAGCCACCTCCGGCTCCGGCGCAGCCGCACACTCCGCCATCGATTCCACCGACTCCGATTTCATCGCTCACGCCATTCAGGAAGGCTTCGCCAACATGCCTCGTAACCTCTTCGAATCCTACGGCTCCGGCAAAACTGCCGGTGGTCCGGAAGCAACGCTGTCCCACGACGAGATCAGCACCATCCTCACCGCTGCCAAGAAGAGCGACTCCCTGAAGGAGACGTTCCTCGCACACGCCGGTACCTATGGCATCGACGACATCAACCTGCTGTTCCCGGATGCCAAGGCCATCACCTCCACCCCGGAATTCATTTCTCGCCGGATGGAATGGGTCAGCTACGTCCTCGACAAGACCAAGCACTCCCCCTTCGCTCGCATCAAGACGGTTCACGCCGACATCACGGCCGACGAGGCGCGTGCGCGAGGTTACGTCACGGGTAACCTGAAGAAGGACGAAGTCTTCAAGCTGCTCAAGCGCATCACCGAGCCGACCACCATCTACAAGAAGCAGAAGATCGACCGCGATGACGTCATCGACATCACGGACCTCGACGTGATCGCCTACATCAAGGGCGAAATGCGCATCATGCTGGACGAGGAAATCGCCGGCGCGATTCTCGTTGGCGACGGCCGCGACATCTCCTCCGAGGACAAGATCAACGAAGACCGCCTTCGTCCGATCGCGACCGATGACGACATGTACACCCACAAGGTCACGCTGGAGTCCAACTCCACGGTGCAGCAGAAGATGGACCAGATCGTTCGCGCTCGCGCAGCCTACAAGGGCTCGGGCTCGCCGGTCATGTTCACCACGCTCGGCTTCATCACCGACATGCTGCTGGATCGCGACCGTCAGGGCCGCAAGCTCTACGCCTCGCGCGCAGACATTGCTGCGGCACTTCAGGTCTCCGACATCATCGACGTCGAGATCCTGGAGCGTCACCCCAACGTGGTCGGCATCATCGTCAACCTCGTCGACTACACCGTTGGTGCAGACAAGGGTGGTCAGGTCGCAATGTTCGAAGACTTCGACATCGACTACAACCAGCAGAAGTACCTGATCGAAACCCGCATCTCCGGCGCTCTGACGAAGGCCAAGTCGGCAATCGCCATTCTGCGTGAAGTCGGCATCGTTGTGACTCCGATCAGCCCGTCCTTCGATAGCGCCACCAACACGGTGAGCTACCCGACGACTGCTGGCGTGGTCTACCGCGTTGACGGCGTTCCGGTCTCCGGCGACGACGTGATCACGACCACCACCGAGGTCACGGCAACTCCGGCTACGGGCTACTCGTTCCCGTCCAACGTGAACACCACCTGGACCTTCGTTCCGACTGCGGTCTAAGTAGTTCAAAATGGGACGATTCTATGGTGAAATCGGTTACGCCGACTCTGTGGAAACGGTCCCAGGAGTGTGGGAGGACGTCATCAAAGAGATTTCTTACTTTGGTGACGTCCTCCGCTCTACGCGTGATCAGTCAGTCGGGCAGAACATTAACCCCGATATTACTGTGAGCGGAAACTCTCTAAGCATTGTCGGAGACGAGAAGGCTTTCAATGAGTTCCACGCCATGCGTTATGTCAAGTGGGCGGGGGTTCGGTGGCTCATCTCAGAGTATGAGGTGCAGTTCCCCCGCCTTATCTTGCGTCTAGGAGGTAGGTACAATGGCCCCACGCCAGCAGCTCCAGACGCTCCTTGAGACACTCCTTGGCAGTAGGAACGTTTACTTCCAACAGCCACCGTCGACAGGTATGGTGTATCCGTGCATAATCTACAAGCTGGATTACATCGATACCGATTACGCCGGGAACCGTCCATACAGTCACAAAAAGCGATATTTGATAACGATCATTGACAGAAACCCTGACAGTGAAACGCCATCAAAGATCGCAGAGTTGCCAACCGCTAAATTTTCTAGCCGGTTTGTAACTGAAGGTCTCAATCACACTGCTTACAACCTCTATTTCTAGGAGATTAACCCATGACTAAGCTCAAATGGGATGGCGTCGGCGAGCGTTTCTACGAAACCGGCGTGAACCAGGGCGTGCTCTACGTCCCGGATTCGGACGGCAAGTACAGCCTGGGTGTTGCTTGGAACGGTCTCACGACCGTAACCGAGAGCCCCTCGGGCGCAGAGGCAAGCCCTCTGTACGCCGACAACATCAAGTACGTCAACCTCGTGTCTGCCGAAGAGTTCGGCGCAACCCTGGAGGCCTACACCTGGCCCAAGGAGTTCAACCAGTTCGATGGCGTCGGATCGCCTTCTGCCGGCATTTATGTCGGTCAGCAGTCGCGTAAAGCGTTCGGTCTGTCCTACAAGACCCTCATCGGCAACGACATCGAGGGTACGGACTACGGCTACAAGCTGCACTTCGTCTACAACGCTCTTGCGAAGCCGACAGAGAAGGCCTATGGCTCGGTCAATGACTCGCCCGAAGGCATTTCCTTCAGCTGGGAACTGACGACCACTCCGGTTCAGGTCCCCGGTATGAAGCCGTCTGCTCTCATCACCATCGTGTCCACCGAAGTCGACGCAGCCAAGCTGCAGGAACTCGAGGACATCATCTACGGTACCGCTGGTACCGAACCGCGCCTGCCGCTGCCCGAAGAGATCTTCGCCCTGTTCGCGGGCACGATCACTGAGGTCGCACCGGTTCGTCCGACCCAGGTCGGCAACGTCGTCACGATTCCTTCGGCTACCGGTCTTGTCTACAAGATCAATGGCGAAGTCGTCTCGGGCGATGTCACCCTCACCGAAGACGTCATGGTCGTTGCCGAACCGGCACCCGGCTACGTCTTCCCGAACGTGTCCGACAAGGACTGGCTCTTCGAGTACGCCTAAGAGTCATAGAAAGGAAGTCAGGGAATGCTCGAAATCAACATTCCAGCAGTCGAATTGTTCGACGATGCAAGCCAGCGGTTTGTCTATTCCGGTGGTGCGAATCTGCAATTGGAGCATTCCCTGGCTTCTCTTTCAAAATGGGAGTCGAAGTGGGAGAAAGCGTTCCTCGGACCCGGTCAAAGGACGACCGAAGAAGTTGTCGACTACATCCGAGTCATGAACCAAACTCCCGGGGTCGATCCCGAGGTGTTCAATAATCTTACGCCCGCGCAAATGTCAGTGATTGATACCTACATGAACGCGAAGATGACAGCAACTTGGTTCAATGAGGAAAAACGAAAAGGACCAGCTCGCGAGATCATCACGGCAGAGCTCATCTATTACTGGATGACTGCACACAATATTTGGTTGGAGTGCCAACACTGGCACCTCAACAAACTGCTCACCCTGATCAAGGTTCACAATCAGAAGAGCCAACCCGAGAAGAAGAGAAGTCCTCGGGAGATCATGGAAGAGCGTCGCAGGCTCAATGACCAGCGACTTAAACAACACGGAACTACGGGGTAACCCAGGAAGGAGTAAGTCATGCCAATGCTTAAATGGGGCGCAGTCGGAGAACGTTACTTCGAAGCTGGCGTCGATCGTGGTGTCATTTATGTCGATGGACAAGATGGTATCGCATGGACCGGACTTATCTCAGTCAATGAGGCTCCTGCCGGTGGCGACCCAAAGCCTTACTACTTGGATGGCGTCAAGTACGCAAACCGTGCGTCGAGGGAAGAATTCAAAGCCTCAATCGAGGCATATACCTATCCTCCGGAATTTGCACCTTGCGATGGCACCGTCGAACTAGAGAATGCACAGGCTCAAGGTCTGTTCATCACTCAACAAGCAAGGAAGCCGTTCCATTTCTCTTACCGAACCAAAATTGGTAACGATCTGGATGGTATTGACAAGGGTTACAAGATTCATATCGTCTACAATGCCCTGGCCACTCCTACAAACAAGAGCTTCAAGTCGCTCGGTAAGTCAGAGGACGCATCGACCTTCAGCTGGGACATTTCAACAATGCCTCAGCTCATTCAAGGTAGTCTGACCAGCGCCCATCTCATCATCGACACAAGAGAAGCATATCCTTGGGCCATTGCTGCAATTGAGAATTTGCTTTATGGTACCGTCGATACCCCAGCGACTATGCCCACACCAACAGAGCTTATTGCACTGTTTGTGGATAACGCACTCCTCAAGATCACGGACAATGGTGATGGCACCTGGACTGCTGAAGGTCCAGACTCGATTATATCGATGCTTGACGACCATACATTCCAGATCAACTGGCCATCTGCAGTCATGCTTGACGACCATACTTATGAAGTTCGATCTCTTTAAGAAAGGAGAATAGATGATTATCAACGGCTATACTGCTGAATACATGCAGGACATCCTCAATGGCACGATTGTCAGTGGAACTATCAACGGCGCAGGCCACCTCATGCTGGTTACAAAAGACGGTACCCAGATTGACGCTGGATATTTCGGCTTGTCTGCAACCGTAATCACAGCACCAACTGACTTTAATACGCTGACTGCGCCGGGAACATATCTGTTCACCAGAAGTACTGATGTTGCTGCTTCAGCAAATCTCCCTTCTTGTACTGGAATCGGATGGACATCCGGTCAGGCAGGTTTCCTTCTTGTGGAGGGAAATGGCGACACCTTTGTCAAACAGACATGGTCGAACTACAACAACTCCAATGAACAGCTCATTCGCTCCCGCTATATCAATGCTGGCGTTACCACTTGGTATAGCTGGGGCACTCCAGTTAAAACTTCGACCAATACCCGTGCAGGAATCATCGAGATTGCTACGGCGGCTGAAGTTGCTGCAGGTGCGGATGACACTCGGGTGGTCACCCCATTGGGTTTGGCCTCAATGCAGGGTTATCGTCTACTTCAGACACTTGTTTACACGTCGAGCGGTACATTCACCAAGGCATCCTACCCAGGTTTGAAAGCAATACGCATTCGAGCAGTCGGTGGCGGCGGTGGCGGTGGGTCTGCGGCTACTGCTTCCACGGGAAACCATTCAGCTGGAGGAGGAGGTGGTGGGGGCGGTTATGCTGAGAAATTCGTACAAGCTGTATCACTAGCTACTTCCGAAACAGTTACGGTAGGCGCCGGTGGGTCTGGCGGCTCTGGCGGCGGTGGCGTTGGTTCAGCAGGTGGCTCATCGTGGCTAGGATCATTTATTTCAGCCAACGGCGGTCTTGGTGGTCAAACCTTCGGTAACGTCGCACTTATGGTCGGTGCACTTGGTGGTGCGGGCGGTACTGCACCTACTGGAGATTTTAAAGCTTCTGGTGGGCCCGGAGGTATCGGACATGGGTACGCCACATTGGCCCATGGTGGACACGGTGGCTCGTCCATCTTTGGCGGCGGTGGTGCTGGAATGTACGACGGTGCTGGTGGAGCCATTAACATTGGTAACCCAGGTATAGTTTATGGCGGTGGCGGCGGTGGCGCGGCAGTTAATGCAGGCAGCGCAGCTGGTGCTAGCGGTGGAGCAGGTGCCCCGGGTGTAGTTCTGGTGGAGGTGTACATCTAATGACTATGCAAACC